AAGATTCTTTAGTTAATACAGGCAGAAACCAGGTTTCTGAGCTATACTTTGGTGATAAAGTAAGTAGATTTTTATTTTACTGTTCATTTGATGAGATAAAAAAGAAAGTTGAAAACAAAGAAATTATCATCAATAATGATGTTAAACATTATTTAAGAATAAAAAATACATCAAATTTTGATGTGTCACCTTTTTTATCCGATAGTAACAATCTAGTTTTTACGGATAAATATAGATCCTCTTCATTTGATTTAGAATTAAAACCAGTTAAAGAATTTTGGGATGAGGGTATGGGGTATGATTTCCAACTTAGCCCATTTTCGAGACCCCAAGACCGCGATTTTAATGAAGAACCGTCAAACTGGTTTAATGGTACCTATGTTAATGAATTTTTAACACCTGGTGTTACATTAGGTAATAGATTAGCCCTACAACATTTCGATAGGGGTAATGAGGATGTTTTAATGGACATCACTGATTTCGTTAATGATGTGATAACTACTGGGACAACAACAGGTATAACAACTGGAATCACAACAGGTATAACAACTGGGATTACTACGGGCATCACCACTGGAATCACAACTGGGGTTACCAGCGGGATTACCACTGGAATCACAACAGGTATAACAACTGGGATTACCACTGGAATCACAACAGGTATAACAACTGGTATTACTACGGGAGTAACAAGTAGTTACAATGGTTTTTGTTTAAAATACACAGACCCGTATGAATCTTTGGTTTTTGATGATTCTAGAGCGTATGTTTTAGGGTTATTTACAAAATACACACAAACATTTTTTGAACCGTTTATTGAAACACACTACAATGATCATATTGTCGATGATAGAGTTGATTTCTTTTTAAATAAATTAAATAGATTGTATCTTTATGTTAATATTGACGGAAAACTGACTAACTTGGATGAATTACCAACATTTACAATAAATGGGGTTGTAACAATAAACCCATTTATAGTTAAACAACAAACAAAGGGTGTTTATTACGTTGAATTTTTCGCATCAAGTGAGGTGTATGACTCTTATACTGAATATAAAGATGTTTGGTCTAACATAAAAATTAATGGTGTTAACAGACCAGATATAAGATTACGCTTCGTGCCAAAAGAAGACAACGATTACTACCAACTCGGTTCTGATGTCTCGGAACCAATTAGATATGGGATATCAGTTAGCGGTATTAAAAGAGAAGAAAAGGTTAATCAAGGTGAAAAAAGACGTGTCAACGTTCACCTCAGAAAGCCATATACAGTTGAACAACAAGATGTAAAAACAAATGTATATTACAAATTGTATATTAAACAAGGGCCAAATGTTATTGATATACTTGATTGGCAACCAGTTAACAAACTATATAATTCGAATACCTTTAATATCGATACAACCTGGTTGGTGCCACAAGTATATTACGTTGACATTAAAGTCGAAAGAAATGATGAAATTAATGTCTATAACGAAGAATTAAAATTCACTGTATTAAGTAAATTAAAAGGATAATGGTACTCACATATATTAACCCACTTAGTAAAAACTATAAAGGTCAATACACTTACGAGTTTATATTTTCAAAAACAAATGAAATAAACTTTGGTGATGATTGGGACGTTTCTCCAGCCGCTAGTGGAACGCTAACACCGCCACCAATTGATGACATCGAAACTGTGGCTATACTAAAGACAAATGATATTGAATTGGATTTGGCAATTTATTCCGATAATTTTTCAATGTATGATTGCGTTGAAAACGTAATAGCTATGGGTTGGGAAAAAGAGTCACCCAATAATGAGGTTAGACTTGTGTTTCATTTTGGTGAATCCTATGAGAGTGTGAAAGAAAAACTATACAGTAGAGATAAAATAATTATAATGATAAAAACTCCAGAAAATGAAGAAATCTGATTTTATACAAAAATTAAAAGAAAATAAAGAAGTACCGAGTGTGGGTGACATTGAAAAAGCCTCACAAAATGTTGAAAAAATGGGTGCGGTTGTAAAACAATTTGGTGACCACCTTCAATCTTTAAAAGACATGGGTGTTTTGGGTGAAGATTTTGACGCATCAAAAGATTATGAATCTGAGACCGAATTTTTTAGTGACATGATCGATCATTTGATGTATAAAAAATACAAAATGACTTATTTTAAACCCGTTGAAAAAAAACAACTTGAAACTAAACCTAACGAGCCAGAAATTAATGACCCACAATTAAAAATTGATTTCCCAAAAGAAAAAACTTTCGAACCAGAAAAAGAGGAGGAAATAAAACCAATCTCACAAATGTCAGATTCGGAGTTTAAAGAGACTATGGATAAAAAATTGATGTTTGGTGGGGATGGTTCAATATTTTATGTGGTAAATTTAATTAAAAAAGGGGTTGAAGAGCTTAAAAATAACCCAGATTCTGGAAAAAACGCATTAAGACCCGCTTATATAGCATTACAAGACATAATTAGAAAAAATCTTGAAGAAAATTTTGCGGATTCAAAAATCTTCACTATTATTGCGGAGGCGGAAACGCCAAAAATCAGTAAAAAAGAAATTTTAGAATACTTAAACCGCAATGAACATGAGTAATACAAAAGAAAAAGAGGCCCCAGTTATCATTCCGACAACTACGCCAACAGAAGATCCGTCAAAGATCAAATTCCCAAAACCGAATGTTTTACCAAAACCTCAGGCATAAATTTGGTTATTAAATTTTTTTTGCTTATCTTTGCCCTATAAATAAAAATATAGGGCTTTTTTATGGAAAAAACTGAAAGACAATCGAATATCGACCTAACTGGATATCCTAAGTTGATAAACAACGATATTCTAAACAAAATCGCTAATAGACGCCATCCTATGGCTAAAATGCCATATTATCACAAAAAAAATGAACCACAAAAACTTCACGAAGAAGATATAATTGAGGATCGTTTTAAAGGTTTAGTCGATTCCTACACCAACACATTTGGCGGTAGTAAGGAACATATTAACCAGATTCGTGTCATGATGAACGCTGGGGCCAATGGTATGGAAATAATGCGCTCAGAGAAACCAAAACGCAGAGAGTTGGTTAGCTTAGTTGAACGGATTATGCGAGAAGAATTTAATATTGATCGTGATGAGGTTTTATTTGACTTGGAAATTGTTGATGTCGGTTCGTGTGAACTTCCAGACGAAATGGATACCGAAAAAGAAATTAAGGATGATTTCGAACAAACCGATGATTTTGATATACTAAAGAAAAGGACTATTAACGCTTTTTCTCAAGGAGCTGCGTTGGCATCACATTATATTTTTCATATGTATAAGAATGATTTTGAACGAATATGTCCAGATATCACTCCAACATACCAAAGAGCGCTTATAGCAAACGATTTGTTTTACTTTATGTTAGATGACAGTAGTTTACAAAGCCAACTTTGTGGTGGCGAAAGTGGCGCCAACGCGGGGTATTGTCGTTTAAATTTTGATGGTGATATACCTGTTATTGAAGCTAAAGCAATTAGTGCACCGATACTACTACATGAAGTTACAAAAGCCCTAATAACATTTTTTTCGATTCCAGGTATTCAAAACATGGATAAAGAAACTATTGATGAAACGGATTATGTGATGGCTGAATTGTGGGATATTCGTTTTGGTACAACACTTTGGGTTAATTTCCACTCACTTATAGATGAAAGAGATTATGACATTAAAAAATTAATCTTTGTTGAAGTATTTAAAATGGATTCAGAGATGTTTGTTAAAGACTTCATGTACAATGTCATGAATAAACCCGAATTAGCTAAAAAAGAGATTGATTTTATCGTTAGAAAAATCAGAAATAAAATCACCGAATACCAATTTGAAAAGGATTCTGACGGTATCGACTTGTCCGATTTGGGTATTTTCTAAAATAAAAGTATTTATATGAAAATACTTTGTGAATATAACAGATAAAAGACAACTACTATTAGAGTACACAAAATGTGCTAAAGACCCTTCTTATGCAATTGAAAGTTATTTTGAAACTTTTGATAAAACACAAGAGGGTTTTGTGCCATTTAAATTATTTGACAAACAAAAGTTATTAATTAGTAATTACGAAACTAATCGATTTAATTTAGTTTTAAAATATAGACAAGCTGGTATATCAACGGTAACTGCGGCATACGCTGCGGTAAAAACAGCTTTTGCTATTTCAGATAACCCAGAGAGGGTGCTTATTCTAGCGAACAAACAAGAAACTGCCGTTGAATTCTTAAATAAGATAACAGGTTTTATCAAACAATTACCTGATTGGACTAACATTACATTCGATAAAGCATCCCAAAAACATGTTAAACTATCAAATGGGTCAGAATTAAAGGCAGTTGCAACATCTACGGATGCGTTACGTGGTTATACACCAACAATAATGATTCTGGACGAAGCTGCGTTTATTGAGGGTGGCCAAGCTCTTTGGTCAGCGTGTTTAGCTGCGATAGGTACTGGTGGTAAGGCGTTTTTAATATCCACACCAAATGGTTTGGATGAAATCTACTATGAGGCGTATGAGGGTGCTATAAGTGGAACTAATAAATTTAAAGTAACACATTTAAAGTGGTGGCAAGATCCCCGTTTTAATAAAGATCTTTGTCTAATTAAAACAAACGACATTATAAATTGGATTCAAAAACCAGAAGCGGAAAAAGACGAGCATATTATTGAAAGCGCCGTTGCTTTACATTATGATATTATTATAAAGTTCATAGAAGAGGGTTATAAACCACATTCAACATGGTATGAGAATATGTGCCGTGATATGAACTTAAATAAGCGAATGATTAACCAAGAATTGGAGTGCGCTTTTATTGGTTCTGGTGACAACGTTATTGAGGGTGAGGTGGTAAGAAGACAAGAAGAGACCAACGTTATGGAACCATCATTCAAAGATAGAGAATGGGATAATAATGTTTGGGTTTGGAAAATGCCACAAAAAGGTCATAGATATATTTTAGCGTTGGATGTATCTCGTGGTGATTCCGAAGATGCGACTGGTATGTGTATTATTGACTACGATACATATGAACAGGTTTTAGAGTATCATGGAAAGGTTCCACCTGACATTGCGGCTCAACTTGTTGATCATTACGGTAGAATGTATAATGCATTATCAACTTTTGATATAACTGGTGGTATGGGAATTGCTGCAACATCTAAGTTAAAGGAAATGAACTACCCAAAATCATTACTACATTATGATAATCTAAACGATGATGCTTTTTATATACCACCACCAGATGCGGTACCTGGAATTAATTTTGCATCAAAAAACAGAAGAAGTCAAATCGTTGCCGCATTAGAGGAAGCGGTATCTAGAGGTGATTTTAAAATACGAAGTGAAAGATTGATAGCCGAACTTAAGAAGTTTATATACAAAAACGGAAAACCAGACCATATGAAAGGATCTCACGATGATCTTATTATGGCTTTGGGTATGTGTTTATTCGTGGCTAACACATCATTTAAAAAGCTACAAGAGTCTGATAGTATGACAAAGGCTATGTTGGATAGTTGGAGAACAAATATTAATACAACTTCAACAAAAAGTAGCTATTTATTAGAAGATACAATAAAATCAGTACCAGATGAAGGTAGAGTCTACAATAAAAGAGAAGTAAATGACAATATTTTACAAAATACACGTGACTTTTCCTGGCTTTTTGGTAATATTAATAAAAGATAGATCATTGTGGCTAATAAAAAAACAGTTATATCGAGAATAAATTCAATTGGCGCAATGCGTCAAAATATTACTGGTGTACAAGT